CAATGCAAAGGTGTACGGCAATGCAGAGGTGTACGGCAATGCAGAGGTGTCCGGCGATGCATGGGTGTACGGCAATGCAAAGGTGTACGGCAATGCAGAGGTGTCCGGCGATGCAGAGGTGTACGGCAATGCAGATTACACAACTATTCATGGATTTGGTACTCAATTCCGTACCACTACGTTTTTTAGATGCAAAGATAAAAAGGTCAGAGTTGCATGCGGATGCTTCTTTGGGACTATTCCGGAATTCCGTGAACAGGTTAAAAATACAAGAAAAGGGAAAATTGCAGAAGAGTATCTGATGATTGCTGACCTTATGGAAAAACATTTTGAAAAATAAAGTGCTCCGAAGGAGAGCTGAAACCTCTCGCCTCGGAGCTGTAAACCACTAAACCAACCTTAGCGGATTACAGGATAATCATATCATTTCTTCCTGTATTTCGCAAGAGAACAGGAGGATTTTTATGAAGAAAACCGAGGATAAAAAAGTGACAAATTTTGAAGAGTTCGAAACTTTCTATGCAGTTGAAGTTGTAAGAGAGGCAAAAAAGCAGACTCACAAATGGTTCTGCGCATGGATTGTAACCATGATTGCATTAATTCTTTCAAACGCTGCATGGATGTTTATTAAGTAAGAAAGGAGGAAAGACTGTGGCAATCAGATATACCACAGAGCAAAAGAAATACATCCTTTTAAAAGGCAATATTGCAAAAAGGATGGAGGCCGAGCGAGTAAGTGATGCACAGATGGCAGCAATTACCGGAATGGCAGAAAACACTTTCCGTAAAAAGCGAAATAAGCCAGAAACATTCACGTATCCGGAACTGCGGCATATTTTTATTCGATTGAACTTCCCTAACGAGGAAATATTGGAGGCTTTGACATGAAAGATTGGATAGACTCCATTCTGATTGGAGGGATAGCAACGTATCTTCCGTTCTGGACCTGGGACAACAGCCGTGACCAGATCATGGGAGCGTTGGGACTGATCGGAGCTGTGTACATAGCAAGGACGTGGAAAGAATGGACATGCTAGACATGCCAACTAAAAAAGGATCCTCAGAGCTGCAACTCAAATAAGGATCCAAGACAATATATTTCTTCTCCATTGTAGAAGGAAAGAAACCAAAAGTCAATACAAGGAGGAAATTATGAACGAAGAGAAAATCAGAGAAATATTTGATTTGTGTCTGAGAGTTTCAAGTGAAACAACGGCGCATGTGAATTTTGACTATACGGCGTGTGACGACATATCCAGAGTTTATATTTATGTATTTAATGATGCAGGGGAGATCGTAAAGCATTTTTCATTGTGCCAGTTTTACGACTTTGAGTCCGAATCTCAGAATTACGAAAATGCAAAGAAATATCTTCTGGAACTGCTTATCAATGGGAGGTGTCCGTTATGAATCTCACTGGCAACGGAGATATAAAGGATGAATACCTGGAAATCATTACGCATAGACATTCCGGGCCAATAAAAAGACAAGCAAGCAATTATAGATTAGTAGAAAGAGAGGAAAATAAGAATGAATCTGTACGAAATCGAAAATGAAATCCTTAATTGCGTAGATATGGAAACAGGGGAAATCGTAGACATTAAAAAGCTTGAATCTCTACAGATGGAAAGAGATCAGAAAATTGAGAACATTGGTTGCTGGATCAAGAATCTTTTGTCAGATGCAGAAGCACTGAAATCTGAAAAAGAAAATCTTGCCAAGAGGCAGAAAGTCGCAGAAAGCAAAGCGACATCACTGAAAGAGTATCTTTCCCGATATCTGGATGGCGAAAAGTTTAAGTCTGCAAGAGTAGCAATTTCTTTTAGAAGTGGTAGCTCCGTGGATATTGCGGAAGGTGCAGCTGTCCCAGAAGAATATCTTAAGTATTCAGAGCCTAAACCGGACAAGGTCGGACTGAAGGCGGCACTGAAAGCCGGAGAAAAATTTCCGGGAATCACCCTGATAACTTCGCAGAATATCCAGATCAAGTAGGAGAGGCTTATGGAAAATCTTGAGTTATATAACAAGGTTCGGGAAGTTCCTAAAGATGCCCAAAGAGCTATTACGGCAGGACGACTGAAAGGTTTTACAGACATTAACCCGATGTGGCGCGTCAAGTGTTTGACGGAGCAGTTCGGTCCCTGCGGCCTTGGCTGGTATTACAAAACGGTTGAGAAATGGATGGATACTGTTGGTGATGAGATATGTGTTTTCGTGGCAATTGAACTGTACGTCAAATACAAGGATGAATGGTCACAAGCAATTCCCGGAACCGGCGGCAGTAAGTTGGCTACAAAAGAACGGAACGGAGTCTATGTATCTGATGAGTGTTACAAAATGGCAACCACGGATGCATTGTCAGTGGCATGCAAGAATCTTGGCATTGGGGCAAATGTCTACTGGAAAGAAAGCCATACCAAGTACGACCAGACAGACGACAGTTCTTCCGAAATGTCAAGTACTGATATATCTGGACTCAGATCATACTTGAACAAGAACGGTCTGAATGAAAAGAAGATTCTTGAAGCATATAAGCTGACATCTATTAGCCAGTTGACTATTGGAAATATCAAAGCGATAACAGATCCTAAAAATTTGAATTACTTCAAGCAAAATTGCGGTGCGTAAATGGAATTTACAGGAAAAATCAAATCACTGGGGAAAGATCTCGCGACCGGAAAGTGGAACTTACAGGTGGAACTGAATGAAAACGCTCAGGAAGTAATGGGACTCATCAAGCATGAAAAACTGGATATACGTCTTAAGCAGCACAGGGATAAGCATTCCTTAGATGCGAATGCGTATTACTGGGTATTGCTTACCAAAATTGCTAAAGTTCATGGCTGGACGAATAACGAGGCTCACAACTATATGCTGCGTCGTTATGGTCAGATAGAACGTGTGGACGGAAATCTGGTTGCGGTTTATCTTCCTGATACAGAAGAAACGGAAAGGGATGTTTTGGACAAGGTGGAATATCATCTTAAGCCGCTTCCAAAGACAGTGGTCACAAAGCATGGGGGAATCAAAAGAGTGTATGTTCTTCTTAGAGGATCCAGTACATATGACACAGAGGAGATGGCGCGATTGATCAGCGGATTAATTCAAGACTGCAAGGATTCTGGAATACCAGGCGGCGAGATTATGACGCCATTTGAGAAACGAAAGCTTTTTGAGCAGTATGGGATAGGTGATGTAAATGAACAAAAGAACAAAAGCGTTACAGTTTGATGTAAAAACGCGCAAAAGAATTCTCGATAGAGATCACGGCTGCATATTTTGCCAGATTGGTTTTTATATGCATTCTTCATCCGATTTCCAATATAAGCAGCTTGATATTATGCATATTGTCAACCGATCACAGGGTGGACTTGGAATCGAACAGAATGGAGTTACCGGATGTAGATACCACCATCAGCTTCTAGATAATGGAGCAAAAGGTTTACGGCCAGATATGCTGGCATATATCGAAAAATACATGAGCCGAATGCATCCCGGATGGGATCCTAAAGAACTCGTGTATAAGAAATACGGGTGCAACTAAAATCCTATAGATATATCACATGATCATCTCCCAGGGTGTGACCTGTATAGCTCCCTGGGAGGGAAAGGAGAAATATGAACAGCAGAAACAAAGGTGCTGACGGTGAAAGAGAAGTAGCCGGTATCCTTCGTGGATATGGGTACAAGGCAAGGAGAGGTCAACAGTATAGCGGAGCTAATGGCGATGCAGATGTGGTCGGTCTTCCTGGTATACATATAGAGGTAAAGAGAAGGGAAAAGCTGAATATATACGATGCTATAGATCAGGCAAAAAGAGACAGAAAATCGGATGAACTTCCAGCAGTATTTCATCGGAAGAATCATTGTGAGTGGCTTGTTACGATGCCATTGGAGGACTGGATAAAGATATACAGGGAATGGGAGGCTGGTTATGGATTATGTAAAGATCAGCAGGAAAATCCTTGAGTGGGAATGGTATACAGATGCAAATACCAAGGTGCTGTTCCTGCACATCCTGTTAAAAGCAAACTGGAAAGACGGAAGGTTTCAGGGAATAGAAGTACCAAGAGGATCATTTGTGACTTCTTTGCAGAATCTAGCAGCAGAAACAGGGCTTACAGTAAGGAATGTAAGAACGGCACTAAAACATCTGGAAAATACCGGAGAAGTGACAAGCAACCGACACGTTAAATTCAGCGTAATTACGGTAAAAAACTACGACAGGTATCAGTCATGCGACACACAAGTGACAGTCAATCGACAAGCAAGTGACAGTCAAGTGACAACAATAGAAGAAGGGAAGAAGGAAAGAAAGGAAGAATATAATAAATCTCCTAAAGGAGATTATGAGAGTGGAACTCCTGAAAACAGCATCTATGCCACGATTCGTGAATTGTACAATTCCGTTTGTGGGTCGTATCCCCGCCTGGTAAAGATGTCTGAGGCAAGGAAGAAGGCTATAAATGCCAGAATGAAGACAGGTTACACTCTTGATGACTTCCAGACTTTGTTTGAAAAGGCAGAGGCTTCCGATTTCCTGAAGGGAAAAAATAAACGCAACTGGTCAGCAACATTTGACTGGTTGGTCAGTGATTCCAACATGGCAAAGGTCCTTGACGGAAACTATGATGCGAGAAAAGAGGCGATAAAAGATGAACCAGAACCAACTAACTCAGTCAGATTATGGTGAGTGTCCTGTGTGCCATGGGACTGGATGGGAGACATATTATGCCACGGTCTATGATTACGGACTTCCAGAAGAAATTCAATATGCTCGCAGATGTCCAAAGTGCAAAGGTGGTTATAGAGCACAGGACCTTACCGGAGTACCAAAAGAGTACCATGAGGCAGATCTTGGCAAGTTCGATTTTGATATTTACCAGAGAGACATGAGCAAACTGAGAGACTTGTGCACCACCTTTCTGAACCATTTCCAGAAGTGGGAAATGGCAGGAAAGGGACTGTATCTGTGGAGTAAGACACCGGGAAGTGGAAAAACCTTCTTGGCGTGTTGCCTGGCGAAATCGGTGATGATGAAATACGATCTGCAAATGCGTTTCGTGACTGCACCTGACTACATAAGTGCCGTTGGTGACAGCTACAAGCGCGATCGCGGAGAAGAGGATCTCAGTCAGGTATACCGGGATTGCAAACTTCTTGTTCTGGATGATATCGGCGCACAGGCAGACAAGGAGTGGCAACGGCAGGAAATGTTCCGTCTGATCAACAAGCGTATGGAGGACGGAAACATTACAATCTACACTTCCAACATGAGCACCGATAATCTGAATGTGGACACCAGAACCAGAGACCGGATCATTAAGACCTGTGTAGAGTTGCAAATGCCAGAGGAAGGTATTCGAAAGAAAAAAGCAGCAGGAGAACAGAGGCAGTTCCTTGCGAGCGTAATGGGATAGAGGAGAAAAGAATGTCGTATAAGCACAGCAATGGAAAGGCAAAGATGCGCTGAGGAGAAGCATATCAACGAAGTGAATTGAAATGTAAAGGCACGGCCTTGCGAGGAAATGCAGAGGAGTTGCTACGAAAGGTGTTGAAACGATATGCATAGCTGTGGCAGCACAAGGAAACGAAAAGCTGGGCAGAGGCGCTGAACGGAAAAGCTACGGCGTAGAAATGTAATGATTAGATAAGAATAGCTACGAAATGGCGGGGAACAGCAGCGATGTGCTACGGAATGAGAAGTTAAGGGACCGCAGAGGAACGGCGGCGATGCGCTGGGCAGGGAATAACCGTGGTGGAATGAGCTAAGGCAGAGAGCAGCACGGCAATGTAAGAAAACTATAAAAATTACAAGGAGAATAGCAGAATGAAAAAATTAAAAGTAAGATTGACATTTTTGGAAGAAATTTTAGGAACAGCAAGTGCAGACCCGGAAATCCACGAAACATTTATTGCTTCGAATGCACCAGACGCACCAACAAGAAAAGAAGAGATTGAAGCAATCGGAATTGAAGAAGTGATTGAGAAATCCATGACCATATTCCCGAGAGATAACGGTGTACCGATTTACTGGGATTACCAGATTAAGGGCTTTTTCAAAGATGCTTGTGGAATGATGAGAAAGGTAACTGGTTCAAAATCTTCAAAAATTAAGGCTTACAAAAAAGAAATTGACGGTCTAATTTTCGTTGAAGAACGCAAAATTCCAATTCATTTTGAAGGTGAAACAGGAACTTGCCAGAGGCCACTGAGAGGACAAACACCGCAGGGTGAAAGAATTGCACTGGCAAATAGTGAGACAATACCTGCCGGAAGTTGGATTGAGTTCACAATCAAGTGCTTATGCGATAGCCATGAAGCAGCAGTCAGAGAATGGCTTGATTATGGAGAACTGAGAGGCATCGGGCAGTGGCGTAATTCAGGTAAGGGCCGCTTCAAATGGGAAGAAATATAAAAGCATGACAGGAGTGATAGAAATGCCATATAACACAGCAAGAAAGTACTATGAGGGTATCCAGACAAGGAAAGACATATATCTGTACATCATAAGATACTTGAAAGAACATGATTATCCGCCAAGTATTCCAGAAATCGCAGCAGGGCTGAGTATATCTAGCCATACCGTACAGAACCATTTCGGTGAATTGCTGGAAAGTGGCTTACTTGCGACAGACAACCCCGGCACGCCACGAGCGTACCGAGTGACAGGATACAAGTTCAGAAAGGTGAAGGAAAAATGAGTAGCAAGTTAAAAGTCAAGAAAAAGACCAGATTTTCTGTTCAGACTTCTAATCAGGCGGCTTATGCGTTTGGACGGGCTATGCAGAACTGTTATAGACAGATAAAAGACGTAGAGCAGCAAGCCTACGAGGATGGATTCACTGTTGGTGAAGATTGGAGCAACACGATCAACACTGTCACAACTATGATGGCTCTGAGACGTTTATATGGCTTTTCTACGAAACGCTTGCTCACAGTCATACAAACTGCCAATGAGTACGTTGAAATGGCAAATAGAGGTGAAATGAGCGTTCTGAACATGATACAGGACATTAAAAAGAACACAGATGTAAGATTCGATGAGATGAATAAGAATCTGGTTAAGAAGATGGGAGTTTAAAATGTATGCGGGTAAGGAGGACACAAAATGTTAATCAGAAGTCAGGATAAAGAAGTAATAACAAACATGGCTGCAACCAATCAAATTTATGTCAGAGAGATATATAGACAAAACGGAAGTTTGTTTGATATAAGCACTGATGAAATGAGATTAGGATATTATTCTACAAAAACAAAAGCTATAAAGGTATTGGACATGATTCAGGAGTCATACATAAACGGACATATTGATTTTCAGATGCCAGAGGATAGTGAGGTGGAAATATGAAAAGATCTGAAACAACAAAATTTCTTAGCAGATTGTTGGAAAAAAGCCGTTTTTCTGGTCCAGGTAAATACTGGGCTAGAGAAGTAAGCCTTGATTATGGCTACGCAGCAGGAAAGGCAAGAAGAGTAGATTACATGCAATTTATTCCGGAAAATCAGTGCTCTATCTCAGCAATCGAAAAAGGAATATTTGCATGCTATGAAATCAAAAGTTGCAAAGAGGATATTTACAGCGGAAATGGATTAAATTTTATTGGCGAAAAAAACTACCTTGTGACAACAATGGAGTGCTACAAAGAAATTTTACCTGATTTAAAAAATGGAAAATTTGCCCAACATATACGTGAGAATTTTCCGGAATGTTACGCGGAAATAGGTAACATGGGAGTAATGGTTGCAGTTCCGTATCAGAGAGATGTTGCAGAAGAATTTGAAAGCCCAACACCACTAGGTGAAGATGTGGAGAAATGGAGATTATCAGTTATTTTGAAGTGTGGACACAATGGTTCAAGAAAAAGATCCATGACAGAACTGTTGTTTTGCATGGTAAGAAGCGGGCATTGAGAAAGGATGGAATAATATGATACATATCAAAGAAAGATTAAAGCAGTACGCGGATAAATATTCGGACTGCTACAAATACGCTGGGGTGTATGTCAAAGTTATTCAAGATATGATTGAGCAGCTTCTGGCTGATCTGGAGCAGGATGAGAAAGAAAATGGTTGGATTCCGGTCAGTGAGAGATTGCCAGAAACAGATGATTATATTCTTCTCTCTTTTGCGAATTACTCAATCCCAATAATCGGAAGATGTGAAAGAGATAAAGATGGCAACGGCATTTTTTACGCCGGTGACGATTTAATATCTTGTTTAGGTAATGATTTATATGTCAACGCCTGGATGGAATTGCCGGAGCGCTATAGGGAGGACGAATCATGATTACATTCTTATTAGGATTCACCCTTGGAATCATAGTCGGAGTGGCCGGTCTTGCATGTGCAGCGATCATGTACGATAAGCACCACCCAGACAAATAGTAGAAAGGAGCAACGGTATGCTGACAAGGAATAAAAAACTGAAAGACTACGGTATTCCGGCAGAGGACGTTGAAAAACTGAATACGATGCTGAAAGACTTCCCGGAAGAGTACGGATACCTGCTTTCCGGTGCTGCCTTGTCAGCTTGCCCGAAGAACACGGTGATAGCGGATATGGTTATCGAGAATATCCTACACCGGAAAAGCTACAGGAAAATCAGCAAAGAAAGATATATCCCGATGAATCCGAAAGACTTCTATGGATACAGACGCAAGACCGTCGCTGTACTGTATGAGAGGATGCGGTTGTTGGGAGTGTGGGAGGATGAAAGATGAAAGAATATAGATGTCCAAAGTGCAATAGTAAAAACCTTTTTGTCAAGAAAGTTGGGAATAATACGGGATTGTATTGCGGGGATTGCGGTGCATGGATTAAATGGGTCGGGAAAAATGAGCTGAGAGCGTTTGAATATTTAACTAAGCAGAAACACGTAGACGATGCTAATAGCAAACAAGACGATATTGCAAGCATCATTTACGGCACTCTCGATCATATGTATTGCGATAATTGCAGATTCAATAGCGAAATTAAAGAAAGTGATAATGGTGAATGGAACTGTGATGAATGCCACAGAAAATATAATGGATGGGGAGTTTCCATGCAGGAAAGTAATAAAATTGCAAAAGAAATTTTAAAACAGTTAGGAGAATAGAATATGAGCAGACTGATTGATGCAGACGAATTAATTAAATACATCAAAATTTGGGAGATTGGGGAAAGTATTAGTTCCGACCAGAAAGAGTTTATTGATTGCATTAACAGACAGCCGACAGCATTTGATGCGGATAAGGCTATTAGCGAATTGGAAAGAGATAAATTCATTGAATCAGAATGTATTTTATCTGATGTGCATCAAGGATACAATGCTGGACTGAGCAGGGCAATCGAAATCGTGAAAGGCGGTGGAGTTGAATGAGAGAAATTCTTTTCAAGGCAAAGCAGATTGATAATGGTGAATGGATAGAAGGAAGCCTCATAGATTTAGACATTGACAGCGGATATTGTTATATTGTTCAGCCGTATAAAAAAGCGAGTATATTGCCAATCATCTTTTTAATAACAGACAGAATGAAATTGGTTGATCCAGAAACCCTCTGCCAGTTCACAGGACTTTGCGACAAGAACGGGAATAAAATTTGGGAAAATGACATTTTGATGGCACACTTGGACGAATCTTACCCGGAAAATGTGACATATGAAACTGTTGAATGGAATGTTGCCGGATGGGTAGGGCGCGAAACTGATAGTATAGGCAGACAATATCTTGATAAATTCGATCTGGAACATTATGAAGTAGTTGGAAACATTTTCGACAATCCAGAGTTGTTACAGGAGGAACACAAATGAGTAAATCAGTATTAGTGATAAATACGCCAAAATATTGTGCTTTATGCGTTTTACGCAGTGGAGTGCTTCACCCGTTCTGCAGAGTAAACAATAGAGATATTACAGATTTGAGTATTAGACCTGATTGGTGTCCATTGAAGCCACTGCCGGAGAAAATGAAAGTAACTGGGATTTATAACGGCGAGTATTTCAAAGCAGGAGGTAAACCGCCGAGCTATAAGATCGGCTGGAATAAATGTATTGATGAGATTACGGGAGGAAATTCTGATGATTAATTTAACAGGAAAAAGCGTGTTCGTAAAAACACAGGAAGAATATGAAAATATTCTTAACATTGCAAGGTTACAAGGTTTTGATAAATGGTCTGATAAAGTCAGTTTGTCGTCTAGGAATATCAAACTGCCAAATATTTTGATTTTTAAGGATAATAAAACAGTTGCTTATTGGAGTGATAAAGGAATGTTTGAAGCATCCGAAATTATCGAAAATGAAGAAAAAATCAAGGATGCAGTAAGCCTTGTCAGAATATTCACTAAAAATCCAGACAGAACAGCATTGACGGACTCATTTATTCAGTCCTTGAAGTTACTTGCAGATACTGTAGAAAGTCAGATGGAAGAGGTGAAGTAGATGGAGAGATTAACAAAGATATCTGAGATAGGCAATGCGTATTATCCTAAATGCTTTGAAGAGCCATGCTGTGGGATGGGAGAATGCCTTGATGATAGATGCAGCCTCATGCTTGATGCTTGCAAAAAGCTGGCAGAATATGAGCAGTTGGAAGAACAGGGCTTGCTTGTGAGATTGCCGTGTAAGGTTGGAGATGACTTATATTGCATTGTTAATGGAGAAGTCAAGAAATTAAAAGTGCATTCTTTTGGAATACCAGATTTTGAAATTATTGATATTGAATTTAAATACGTAGACGGGTTTAAGATAGTAAGATTCGTAGGAGAAGTAGGTAAAACAGTATTTCTCACCCATGAAGAAGCTGAGAAGAAGTTGGAGGAGATGAAAAATGGCTTATAAGTATTTAGATAACGCTGTCAAATCCATTGAATATCAACTGAACAGTGCATACAGTCATGGATATTCTGACGGGAAAGAAGATGCACGAATAGAATATTCAAAGCACGGGAAAATTGTAAAAATGGAAGTGCTGAGCGAAGATGATTATAGTTCTATGCCAGACTACTATAAATCATGGCCCGTAAAAGCATGGTGTAGCTGTGGAAAGCCACTTAACCGACTGGATTATACGTTTTGTCCATATTGTGGAGGATTAATTTCAAGAGGAGATGAAGAAGAATGGCTGAATATGTCAAAAAATCAGATGTAATAAAAATCATGGAAAATAATTCTCACATGATAGAGGTATTTGGAGTTAAGAAGAAAATAATTGACGGATTCGCAATGGGTTGTGATTTCGAAGATCTGGAAACTGTCAGTATTGAGGAGGACGATAAGGATGATTAATATAAAACCAGAAGAAGCAAAAGACATATTATCCGATATGAGAGACCAGCATTTATGTTTCCTTGAAAGTTCTGAAAACAAAGATGAATGGCAGAAAAAATATCTCAAGGAAGCATGGGCGTGTGATTCCGGAGCAAAAGCATTGGAAAAGCAGATTCCATGCAAACCTGAAGAATATGTTCCAGATTTTCCGTACAATATATTTTCCACTCAAAAATGTGCGAAATGCGGAACACCTGTTATTGGTAAAAAAATAAGCAAGTACTGTTCTGAATGCGGGCAGAAAATTGACTGGGGAGAGGAGTGATTAAATGGATTTTAATACAGCAATGGCGAAATCAGTAGCATGGGCCAGTACATCATTTGCCGTAATAGCGGCACTCAGTTATACAAAAGAACCATTATGCTTAATGGCATTAGTTCTTCCGCTGTTTGTTGGATTACTTGCACATTAATGAGAAGGAGTTGATAATCATGTTGGACAATCCTACACTTGAAATTGACAGAGAAAAGAACGAAGTTACGATAAAATGTAATGGGGATACTATAAAGTTCAAAGATGATAATGTGGAAGTGACCAGGGCGAGCAAAAACATGATGTTTAAGTCACCAGACATAACCCCGCAACTCGCCATATCAGCATTCACAGTACTACATCAATATTGCAACTCAATCAGTCCACATGATTGCATCAGATGTGCATTTTACGAGCATTGCCCGGAATGCTTCATGGGATGCCCGGGAGATCAGGGCGAGGTAATCAGAAAATTACAAAGCAACGAATAAAATTAGAGAGTCGGTATTTACCGGCTCTTTTTTAGCACAAAATTCCTCAAACATGTACCACAACTTTTCCACTGACCTGTGATAGAATATACTCAGAAGTGTTACTATGGGATTTTATAGCCAGAAATGAGGTGATGATATGGCGAACTTAAAATTAGTTACAAGAAAACTCCAAAAAGCTATATTATCCACCGGATTAATCATAAAAATCGGAACATCGCAATTCTACAGCCATGAACAGGAACGATTGATAACAGTAACAATTATATCAACGCCAGTGTTTAGACCAACAAAACGTGGTGAATGGAAAGATTGTGATTACGAAATACTCCGAACTGCATCCCAGTATGATGTAGTCATGTGCCTAAAAGAAATATGGGAGGCAGTCAGAAAATGAGGATGGACAGAGGTGATTAGATGAACTTAACGCCTAAACAGGAAGCGTTTGCACTTGAATATATAAAGAATGGCGGGAATGCATCTGACGCCGCAAGGAAAGCTGGATACTCTAATGGAATCATTAGAAACGCGACAAAAAAACTGTTGGAAAAAGGTTGCATTTCCGCATATATAGCCGAAAAACAGTCTCTCATTGAAAAACAAAAAGGCACTGACATCATGTCTCTGGCAGAAATTCAGCAGCGCCGCTCCATGATCGCAAGAGGTGAGCTGACTGATTCATTCGGATTTGCTCCGGATTTCTCCGATCAGCTGAAATCCATGAATGATCTGGAAAAGACGCTTGCCATAAAAGAAGCCAGAGAAGAACAGCAGAAAGCAGAAGAAAAAGCTAGATTGCAAGGTGAATACCATATTGATCTGAACATTGTCCCGGACGTATTTCATAAAATGATTAGGGATATTCGAGCAAAGAAACATAGTGAATACATTCTTCCTGGTGGACGTGGTTCCATGAAGTCCTCAACTATATCTCTGATTATACCGGAACTGCTGAAGAATAATCCGAACATGCACGCTCTGATTCTGCGAAAAGTCGGAAACACTATCAAAGATTCTGTTTACGCTCAGATGAAATGGGCTATTGATAAATTAAATCTAAATGAGGAATTTGTGTGCAAGGTATCTCCTATGGAGATTACGTATAAGCCTACTGGACAGAAGATTTACTTTCGTGGTGCTGACGATCCATTAAAGATTAAGTCTATCAAGCCAGAGTTTGGATATATCGGTATTGTCTGGTTTGAGGAGTTAGATCAGTTTTCTAATCCAGAAGAAATCCGAAATATTCAACAGTCTGCTATTCGTGGTGGTAATGAAGCATATAAATTCAAGTCATTCAACCCGCCTAGGAGTAAGAATAACTGGGCTAATGAGTATACGGCAGAAGCGGAAGAAAAAGACGAAAATGTAATGGTTGTGCATAGCACTTACCTTGATTTGGGAATCGAACAGGAATGGCTTGGAGATGTATTCCTTGCAGATGCCGAACATCTAAAAGAAGTAAATCCAGATGCTTACGACAATGAGTATTTAGGCCATGCTAACGGAAATGGTGGAAATGTCTTTGAATACATCGAAGAAAGAACTATCACGGATGAAGAAATTAGTCACTTTGACAGAATTTATCAGGGCGTTGACTGGGGCTGGTACCCGGATAAATATGCTTTTTCCAGAATCTATTATGATTCCGCCAGAGAAACAATCTATTTTATTGACGAGATTTACGAAAACAAAAAATCAAATGAATGGACTGCGAATGAAATTAAGCGAAGACAGTACGATGATTACGAAATTACTTGCGATTCTGCCGAGCCTAAATCAATCAATGATTACAGAGACTTAGGACTTCCAGCAAGGGGAGCAATTAAAGGTCCGGGAAGCATTGAGTATTCTATGAAGTGGCTGCAAAGAAGAAAGCTTGTGTTTGATCCAAAAAGAACGCCAAATGCTTGCAAGGAGTTCAAGAAGTGCGAATACGAACGCGACAAAGACGGAAATATTTGCAGCGGATATCCGGATAAGGATAATCATTTGATAGATTCTGTTCGGTATGGTTCAGAGTCATTGTGGAGAAGAAGGGGGTACAGTGCATAAAATGTTAGATAGGTACTTTTCAGATAAAATAAATAAATTCTTAAGCATCGGTTTAAAAATATATGGATCATCTGACATTAACGAAATCTTAAAAGTTGTAGAATATGAAGACATTATTGTGCGAGATACTCCTGTAAGATGGATGGATTTTAAAAGGTAGATTAAATGGGACTTATAACAACACTAAAAAGGTGGTTTAACATGTTTTTCAAAAAACAAGCCGAAGAGGACTTTAATATCCAGGCGGCAGAATTCCCGGAGATGGAATCACTGATTAACCGGTGTGCGAACATCTATAGGGGTGCGCCGGAATGGCTGGATGATGAGGATAATATCAAGACGATCAATTTCGCGAAAACTGTCTGCTCAGAGACAGCACGGCTCACAACGCTGGCAATCGGCATCCAGATCGGCGGTTCCGCAAGGGCTACATGGCTTCAGAAACAGATTAACAAGGTATATTTTCAGATACGTCACTGGGTAGAGTACGGTTGCGCCTATGGAACGGTTTTCATCAAGCCGAACGGTGAGAGCCTTGATGTATTTACTCCGGCAGATGTGATGATTGTGGATTATGACAATCAGGAAATAAAAGGGATTATATTCAAGGATTCTTATACTGTTGGACGAAAATACTATACACGGCTTGAATATCATCGTTTTGTTGAAACCACCGTGGACGGCGTGACAACTTACCCATATTATGTTTCTAATAGAGCCTATGTATCAAAATCCCCTCAGTCAATTGGCAATAAGATTGACCTTAAACAGACCAAATGGGCTGATCTCATGGCAGATACGCCACCGATTCTCAAGGCAAACGGAGAAAAGCTGGACGGACCGCTTTTCGGAGTTCTACGGACGCCACAGGCGAACAATGTGGATATTAGCACACCACTGGGCTTGCCGGTTTTTGCTGAAGGCATTGAGGAGCTGGGAGACATTGATGTTGCGTATAGTCGGAACGCGGGGGAAATTAAAGACTCTCAGAAGATTGCTCTGTTAGATGATAGACTACTGATGCCAAGCGGTACACCTGTTTCAGCCATGTCACCACGAGGTATGGAGAACAGGCGAAACGAGATGAAATTGCCGCATTATGTCAAGAACGTGTTCGGACAGGACGAAAAAGAGTTTTATCAGGAAATCAATCCACAGCTCAACACGGATGCACGGTTGGCCGGAATCAATGCGCTACTGTCACAGCTTAGCTACAAATGTGGATTTAGCAGTGGTTATTTTGTGTTTAACGAGAAAACTGGAATGGTGACGGCTACGCAGGTGGAAGCGGACGACCGCCGGACAATTCAGTTTATTAAGGACGTTCGGGATAAGCTGGAGGATTGTCTGAATGGCGTAATCTATGCACTCAATGTTTTTGCCGACCTGTACGATCTAACTCCGGTGGGCGTTTATGAAACAACATACGACTTCGGAGACATAACCTACAACAGAGAAGAAGACCGTGCAAGATGGTGGCAGTATGTTGTACAGGGAAAGGTTCCAGCATGGCTGTTTTTCGTAAAATTTGAAGGAATGACCGAGGAAGATGCGAAAGCAATGGTCAAAGAAGCTCAGCCAGACGAACCAACATTATTCGGAGAGGAGTAAAAAGATGGCAGATACGTTCAAGGGAATAATCACAGCAGACGGAAAGAAGAGACAGTTGCCTTATAGAAATGTTATCGAAACGCCCGTGTTTGATGAAACATTGTCCATACAGGGAGCATTTGCCGACTCCAAAGCCGTAGGCGACAAATTCAAAGAAGTAAAGGCGGAAACTAATTCACTAAAGGAAGATTTATCCAACAAAATTACAAAGTTCTACGCATCGAATCAGGGTGAAACTCATATTGCCGATTCTGACAATGGCAAAATCACGGATATGGTGCTATATGGACGGAGCGAGCAGAAACAGTATTCAGGGAAGAATTTGCTGAATCCTACGTTGCAGACTACTATAAAGAATGGTGTTACTTGTACTGCAAATGGAGATGGAACGTATACGTTGAATGGAACCACTACAACGACAACAGTATTTGATATTGCACAGGATGTGTCTTATAGCTCATTTAGACTTGCAGGGTGTCCAGTTGGGGGAGCTCATGATGCGTCTTACGAATTACAAGCAAGAACTGATAATTTGATTTATGGATATGATACAGGTGATGGTAAAATATAAAAGCTAATGAAAATTTTTTCATAAGAATTAGAATAAATACTGGAATTAATTGTAACAACCTCATTTTCAAACCAATGATTGTAGACGCTTCCTTATACCCAGATGCCACCTACGATGATTTCGAACCCTACGTTGGCGGTCAGCCGTCACCCTCTCCTGATTATCCGCAGGAGATTAAAAGCGTTGTGAATCCGACGGTGAAGGTGTGTGGGGAGAATTTATATCCCGGTAGTGATTTAATTGGGTTGACAAAAACATATACTACGGATTTTATACCTGTTATTTTACACAAGGGGAAAATTTATTTTTCTTTTGATACGTCTTCGGACACAAGTGATGGTCGATACCATATTAATGCGAAATACTTTGATATAAATAAAGAATTGATGTGTGGTAATGGCAATGAAAGTATAGCAGGAAATAACATTTCTCATGTGAGTTTTGAATTTGATGGAACGAAAGCTGGAATTAATCATGAAACAATCGATTTAAAAAATGTTTCATATGTAAAAATTATGTTTGGTATTTATGCCACTACAGCTACCAAAATTACATACAAAAATATAATGATAAGTGCCACAGATTCCGATTTTGAACCATACAAACCTATTCAGACCGTCACCCTGCCGTATACTCTCAACGCAATCCCTGTAGAATCAGGTGGTAACGTCACAATCGACGGTCAGCAGTATATTGCGGATTATGTGGATGTGGAACGTGGGAAGTTGATAAGGATGGTTGATTCTTCTAAGTTAGATAATACACAATCTATTGTAAACAAAACCGAATGGTTGTTAGCAGAATCACAAGAAATTGACCTTACCACAGAAGAAATTACCGCATTTAAAGCACTTACAACATATTATCCAACTACAAACATCAGCGTTAATAGCGAACAGCTTGACGGATATACAGCATTTAACTATCCAATAAGCATGGCAAATGGGTGGAATTATGTCAAAAAGCAACTTAACGATAACCGAGATTATATCTATGACATGGATATACAATCAGCAGAAGCCTATGTCAACAGTGAATATGCAGTAGCATTAACAGAATTGGAGGTATGATTATGTTATATAGAACATTACTAAAACTTAAAGAAAGAAATGGACTTACAGACGATTTGAAGAATAAAATTGATATTTTCTTTGCAACTGGCAGGATTACTGAAGAACAGTATAATGAGCTGATGGATGTTAATAAGGAAGGAACTGAAAGCGGAAAATAATTAACTGATGAGGGCTTTAATTAACCATCAAAAGGGCCAAAACATGTACCACGACTTTTATCGAAAGAGGTGATATGCTATACTTAGTCCAGAATATTTACGCCGGATAACAGAGGGCAGTGAACAGATTGCAGAAGAACTGCATCAGTATATTATCTCTGAAATTGTGTCGAGAATGATGGCAAGAATTGGCAGAGGTGAGGATTATATTCTGACCAATGCCGATGCGTGGAGAATCAGAACACTACAGGAATCTGGTGAGCTGCTAGAGGACATTCTGACGGAATTATCCAGATACACCAAACGCGAACAGCAGGAACTTCTTGAAGCGTTTGAAGATGCCGGAATCACTGCAATGAATTATGATGATAAGATATACAAGGCAGCAGGATTAAGCCCTGTACCGCTCGAACAGTCCCCAACTATGATAAGGCTCATGGAGCGGAATATGCTTGCAACCATGGGCGAGTGGAAGAACTTCACGAGAACAACCGCAAGTGCCGCTCAGAGGCTCTATATTGAGCAATGCGACCTTGCCTATAATCATGTAATGACTGGGTCGGTTGGGTATACGCAAGCCATCAAAGAGGCAGTTAATAACGTTGTGAGTGATGGCGTTACGGTCACATATCCATCTGGCAGAAAAGACACGATCGAAACAGCAGTCGCACGTTCTGTCAGAACTGGCGTGGCTCAGGCTACTGGAGATATATCCCTCAAACGCATGGAAGAAATGGGCTGGGATTTAGTTCTGGTCAGTGCTCACATGGGAGCCAGAACAGGTGACGGCGGCGAGAATCCCGGAAATCACTCATGGTGGCAAGGCAAGATATACTCTCGTTCTGGCAAGAGTAAGAAATTTCCACCGTTCTCATTGACCGGATATGGAACGGCAAGTGGACTGTCAGGAGTCAACTGTCGGCATAGCTTTGGAGCCAGTGACGGGGAATTTAATCCTTATGCAGAACTATCAGCACAGGATAAAGCCAACAAAGGCGAACAATACGAAAAAGAGCAAAAGCAACGTACTTACGAACGCAGAATCCGCAAAACGAAGAGAGAGGTCCTTGGACTGCAAGCAGGAGTTGACAATGCACCGAACGAAAAGGCGAAATTCGCATTACAACAAGACCTTGACCGAAAGTCTTATCTTTTGCAGAAACAAAATGCTGCATACAAAGATTACTGCAAGCAGAACGACCTGAGGGAACTGCAAGACCGACTTATGATAGCGAAGTGGAATCGTCAGAACGCCGCAAAAGCCAGAGGAGCGGCAAAACGATATAAGACAGCAAAGGGGATTGACTGATGGACAGATGGGAATATTACAATCCGAATCCTGCTGGGAATCGAGTCGGAGATTGTGCTGTCCGGGCAATATGTAAAGCAACCGACTTTGATTGGGAAACGGTTTTTACCGGATTAATGATACAGGCATGCGCTCTGTCAGATATGCCAAGCGCAAATTATGTCTGGGGAGCGTATCTCTACAAGCATGGATACAGACGCAAACTGATTGAACAATCAGAGCGATATATCTATACAGTCAACGACTTTTGCACAGACCATCCGACAGGTACGTATATCCTCTGCATAGATGGTCATGTGGTGACGGTACAGAACGGCAAATATTACGATACATGGGATAGTGGCAATGAGATCCCAGTATACTACTGGGAAAAGGAGTAGCTAAATGAGCATATCAGAATTTGTACAAGTATTCCTCTCATTTTGCGGAGGAGTGTCTATTGTCGGAGGAGCGGTGGCCGTAATCTTTAAGTGGATTACTCCGGCATTTCGACTCAACAAGCGAGTTGAGACACTGGAAGAACATGATAAGCGAGATTACGAGAGTCTTCAGAGGATTGCGGAACGTGATTCATTGATTCTGGAAGTGCTATCAACCATGCTGGATAGTCAGATCAGTGGGAATAATGTTGAGGAATTAAAAAAAACAAAGCAGAAGCTCACGGAGTATCTTGCACAGAATCAACGTTAGCATTGATAAGGGGTATGCTTATGAAGTTATATGTGTTCACGAAGAAAGATATAGACAGGTTCTTGACAGAGTGTAATTTTACACCGGACGAGGAAAAGTTATTCCGATTGAGGTGCAAGGAACACACGCTCGAATACTGCGCGGAACATATGAACGTGAGTATATCCACGGCGAAGCGATTAAGCCGGAGGGTGAACAATAAAATAATCAAAGTGTGCTGATACTTTTTAGACACTAATTAGAACCAGAAACGAACTGTTTCCGGTTCTTTTTTTATGCAAAAATATAGCTATAGAAAGTCATAGAATAAGTCATAGAATAAGTCATAGGAGGTGTACGAGATGGCATTATATAACAATCCTTACCAATATAGTTTTGGCGTTCCGGGACAGATGAATCAGTTCCAGCAGCAGCCTGTTCAGATGTCAACTCAGCCAGTACAGCAACCCCAACAGAATAACAATGGCATCCTGTGGGTATCTGGCGAAGTCGGTGCAAAATCCTATCTGGTAGCACCCGGAACAAGTGTTTTGCTGATGGACAGTGAAAGTGAAAAGTTCTACATAAAATCCACAGACGTTTCCGGTATGCCACAGCCATTACGGACGTTTGAGTATCATGAAATAGGCGCTCAGATGACACCTAAACAGCCTGTTCAGAACATGGACAGTAAATATGTCACCAGACGGGAATATGATGATTTAAAGGGCAAATACGAAGCTATCATAAACCGATTAAATTCTTTTTCTGAACCTGTTAGGGCTAGTACCGCGCAGGAATCAGCGGCTAAGGGAGGAAATGCAGATGAGTAATCCATTATTTAACGCACTTGGCGGCGGAATACCACAGGGAAACGGGCCAATGCAGATGATACAGCAATTTATGCAGTTTAAGCAGAATTTTAAGGGAGACCCGAAAGCAGAAGTCCAGAAGATGTTACAGTCTGGGAAGATTTCTCAGCAGCAACTTAATCAGGTTCAACAGATGGCAGGGCAGTTTCAAAATCTGCTGAAGAATATGAAATAGTACATTACAATCTGGCCAGATTGATGTAAATACACAATAAAGGAGATTATAACTATGGATGGAAATTATAGCTTAGCAGATATTGCCGCTGCTACTGGAAACGGCAGAAATAATGACGGCATGTTTGGCGGAGATGGTAGCTGGTGGATTATTGTTTTATTCATTTTTGCTTTCTTCGGATGGGGAAACAACGGCTGGGGCAATAATGGCAACGGCGGCGGATATGCAGCCACAGCAGCTACTCAGGCAGATATCCAGAGAGGATTTGACAATTCCGCTGTGATTAGCAAACTTGACGGAATCAATAACGGTCTCTGTGACGGATTCTATTCAATGAACAATGGTATGCTTACCGGATTCAACGGAATCAACACAAACATCATGCAGACTGGTTTCGGCATTCAGCAGGCTATTAACGCTGACACTGTAGCAAATATGCAGAATACCAATGCACTCCAGGCACAGCTTGCGAACTGTTGCTGCGAAACCAGAGAAGCAATTCAGGGCGTAAACTACAATATGGCGCAGAACACCTGTGCATTACAAAACACCATGAACAGCAACACAAGAGATATCATTGACAGCCAGAACGCTGGGACAAGAGCCATTCTCGACTATCTTTGCAATGAAAAGATTTCTAACCTGCAGGCTGAAAATAACGACCTCAGACGTGCTGCTTCTCAGGATCGCCAGAGCGCACTTCTCACAACTGCAATGGCTTCTCAGACACAGCAGCTCATTAATGCGATTAATCCGGCACCGATTCCGGCATATCAGGTTCCTAATCCGAACACATTTTACGGATGCGGATGCAACACTGGATGTAATTGCTGATAACTTCATATCGAGAGTATCTTTCGATTGATTCGAATGTCGGCTTATGCCGTATTACACAGAGGGGCAGGCTGAGACCTGTCCTTTTGTGATATGAAAGGAGCAAAAATTATGGCAGAATTTACAAATGTAGCTGCTCAGACTGTAGCAGCAAATGGAAACGTAGTATTTTCAAACACAGCAGTTAAAGGTTCTAACTGTATTCAGCACAGAGAGGGAAGTGGAATTATTACACTGAGAGGACTTACTAACCAGTGCAAAGCGAGATTCTTCGTGGATTTTTCTGGTAATATCGCAATTCCAACAGGCGGCACTGTCGGAGCTATTTCTCTGGCTATTGCAATTTCTGGTGAGCCGGTTCTTTCTTCACAGATGATTTCCACACCGGCAGCAGTAGATCAGTATAACAATGTGTCCTCTGGTATCTATATCGACGTACCTCGCGGATGTTGCGTTAATATCGCAGTAGAGAACACAAGCGATCAGGCAATTTCTGTTGCGAACGCAAATATTATCGTGACCAGAGAAGCGTAGGAGGTGTGATTATGAGAGATATTAAAGACTTATGCGCAAGAATCGAAGATGAACTGTCCAAAATCGCTGATAATGGGCTAAACACTGGAAATCTGGAAATGACATACAAGCTGATTGATATGTACAAAGATATCAAGAACACTCAGTACTGGGACAAGAAAGTAGAGTATTACAACACTGTCCTTGACGAGATGCGTGGCGGATACAATGACGATTACAGCGAACGTGGAAGAAAACGTGACAGTATGGGGAGATACAGCTCAAATGATGGCAGAATGATGCCAGATTACGACAGAGGCAGTTCTTATGCCAGACGTGGTGAGCATTATGTCAGAGGACATTACAGCCGTTCTGATGGACGGGATGCTTATGACGACTACATGACACAGAAACAGAGCTATCGTTCCGGTAAATCTGAGGATTGCAAAAGGAAGATGCTCGCCGCATTGGAAGAACACCTTGACGAGCTTACTACAGAAATGAGCGATATGTCCAAGGATGCAGAGTGCCGGGAAGAGCGTGATCTTGTTAAAAGATACGTGGAAAAGCTCCGTGATATGCTCTAATTGGCTAAAACATGTACCACAACTTTTGGGAGGTTCTGTGGTAAAATGTATTCATAGGGAAGAATCGTAAGCAGAAATGCTTGACATAGACATTTTTATTGCTTTCCTCCTTTCTTTAAGCAGATGCGTGTCCTTAATAGAAACAGGTTCGGGGTGGAATCTGGAGGTTGAAAAGCGGATGCAATTTCCGACACGTATCATTGCCGTTAGTGCATGGCGGCATACCTCCTTGTGAGAGCATATAACTGAACAGTGGAATTCAACCCGTGCAGAGGTGCACGACCGTATAGGCGGTGTTGACGTAGCCCGAAACGTCTCGTGTTTAGGCATAGCACGTAAAATACCTTGCTAACCCGGGAATCCGGGTTATGTGGAACCTATCGGCTATAGGACAAATATCTATAGATACAAGTTTTCCAGTTCGACTCTGGAAGTTCCGCTTACCCTGCCAGTGGTCTAACTGGCTTAATCCACTTACCTGCGGCGGCAGGTCAATAAACACGACCAGGAGGATGTATATGCAGAAACTTATTGACACATTAAAATCATTTGGAATTGAAATCCCGGAGGATAAACAGGCAGATGTAAAGAAAGCACTTTCTGAACATTACAAGAATGCTAAAGAAGTAGCGAAAACTCTGTCGAAAGTCGAAGGTGAACGCGATGACTGGAAAGAACGTGCTGAGACAGCAGAAGAAACCTTAAAAGGCTTTGACGGTATCGACCCGGCGAACATTCAGACAGAGCTTGCTGAATGGAAGAAGAAAGCCGAGGATGCAGAAAAGGAATTCAATGCGAAGATCTATGACCGCGATTTTTCGGACGCACTTAAAGCAGCACTCGATGATGTTAAATTTTCCAGTGAAGCAGCAAAGAAGTCTGTTATGGCAGACATTAAAGAAGCCGGATTAAAACTGAAAGACGGTAAGATCCTTGGACTGAATGATCTGATTGAGCAGATGAAACAGTCTGACGCATCCGCTTTTGTGGATGAATCTCAGCAACAGGCTCAGCAGAATCAGGCAAGGTTTACTACTCATGTTGGACAGCAGCAGACACCGGGAAACATGACAAAAAAAGATATTGAAGCAATCAAAGACCCATCCGAAAGGCAGGCTGCAATTGCACAGAATATCCAGTTATTCCAGTGATTTTTTTACACCGACTATACGCCAGAGTATAGCCGCTAACCCAATACCTTAACAATTATGGGTAGAAAGGATTTTTTTATATGGCAGCAAAAGCTAATCTTATTATGACTAATGATATTCAGGTAAAGGCACGTGAGATTGACTTTGTTACCAGATTCGAAAGAAACTGGGAACACTTACGTGAAATCCTTGGTATCATGCGTCCAATCAAAAAGACGCCCGGAGCGGTTCTTAAATCAAAATATGCAGAGGGTACATTGCAGAACGGAAATGTTGGTGAAGGTGAGGAAATCCCTTACAGCAAATTCGTTGTAAAAGAAAAACCCTATGCAGAAATGACTATCGAGAAATACGCAAAGGCTGTATCTATCGAAGCAATCAAAGATCACGGTTACGAGAACGCTGTTCAGATGACCGATGATGAATTCCTCTTCCAGCTTCAGACCAATGTTACCGAAAGATTTTACAATTATTTGAAAACCGGTACCCTCACATTTACAGAGATTACTTTCCAGATGGCTCTGGCAATGGCCAAGGGTCGTGTAGAAAACAAATTCAAGCAGATGCACAGAAATGTGACTGGCGTCGTTGGATTTGTGAACATTCTGGACGTGTACGAGTATATCGGAGCAGCTGAGATTTCTATTCAGAACCAGTTCGGCTTCCAGTATGTGAAAAACTTCCTGGGATTCAACACAATCTTCCTGTTATCTGACAGCGAGATTCCGAGAGGAACAGTAATCGCCACACCCGTTGAGAACATCGTTCTTTACTACGTGGATCCGAACGAATCTGATTTTGCAAGAGCAGGTCTTGTATATACTGTATCCGGCGAAACAAATCTGATCGGATTCCATACGCAGGGCAATTACCACACAGCAGTGTCTGAATCATTCGCAATCATGGGACTTACCCTCTTTGCAGAATATATTGACGCTGTTGCTGTCGGAACTATCAACGCAACTCAGACACTTGGAACTCTGACTGTAAACTCCACAGCAGGAAGTAAGAGCGGAGATACAAAAGTGACTGTTACTCCGGCAAAAGTAAGCGCAGGAAATGTGTACAAGTACAAAGTTGCATCATCTGAGACTACCGTAGACTACGGACAGAACGTGAAGAACTGGAGCGCATGGGATGGAGAATCCGACATTACAGCAGCAACAGAGCAGGTAATCACAGTGGTTGAGTGTGACAGTACCTATAAGGCATTGAGTGCCGGACATGCGACTGTAACAGCAAAATGATAATCGTGGGAGGTAACTGGCATGGCTTATGCAGATTATGATTTTTACACAGAATCCTATTATGGCAATGTCGTGCCAGAAGCTGACTTTGATCGTCTGGCAGCCAGAGCCAGCGATTTTATTGATACATTGACATTTGATAATTTGGTGGACGGACTGCCAGCTGATAAGCGTTCACAGAAACGTATTAAAAAGGCGGTCTGTTCACTGGCTGAATTAATGTATCAGATTGAGCTTGCTGAGAAGAATGCTACCAATGCCGCTGTGAGCGGTACGTCAACTGCAATCGGGTCTGGTGGTAGCACAACAGGCATTGTAACATCTGTATCATCCGGCAGTGAATCCATCTCTTATGCAACACCTCAGCAGATTGGAGCAAGTGCAAAGGAATGGAGCGCAGTATATGCCACCACCGGGGACGTACAGAAAACGAATGACTTACTCTTAAAGACAGCGTTACCGCTTCTGATGGGAGTAAGGACGGATGATGGAATACCGATTCTTTATGCGGGGGTGTGAGTATGAAATGTAGACAGTGTGGAAAAGAACTCAAACCACATTGAAGTACCGATATTTGTCTTGAATGTTCAAGGGAAAATGTGAAAAAGATATTCAGAAAAAATCCCGAAGTAAAGCAGGCGTTCCGCGAGACTATTGAAGAACTTAAAAAGCCTGAAAATGTTGAGAAAATGGCTAAAAGCACAGCCAATTTTATGAATGTTGTTCAGGCGTTAAGGGGTGATAAATGATGGACATTTCAACATTAGGCTCATGTATTGCAATCGTTATGATTTGCTACATCGTAGGAATGGGCTGTAAAGCATCAAAAAGAATCTCTGATGAATGGATTCCGGTGATCATGGCGATTATTGGCGGGATTCTCGGAGCTGTCGGAATGGGAGTTATCCCAGATTTCCCGGCAACGGATTATATCACGGCAGTTGCAGTCGGTATGTTTAATGGATTATCGGCTACTGGCGTGAATCAGGTTATTAAGCAGACAGTGCAGAAAGAGTGATTTTATGGGAGAACGTGGCGGAAGTAGCGGATTAAGTGGAACAAAAGAAACCGCATTTTCTGTGACCATGAATGGAGAAACAACAGAATATAAGTTTACCAGAAAAGGCAAACAGAATTATTATCAGCGCGGCATCGGTGGACGTATCGAAGAAACGCCACTGAATATATCCGCATCTGAGTTTCGTAAAAGAGTAGAATCCAACGGTGCGACTGTAAAGAAAATGAGTGTATCTAGCTGGAACAAAACAGAGAAAGCCAGAGAGATAGAGTATTTTAACCGTCCTGATTATGAACTTGGCATAGGTCTTAAAGATAATTCGGCATACAGGAAGACAGCGAGAAGAAACAGACTTATGACCAGGGCCATGAAAAGAAAGAGATAGCCTATGGCAAATAAATCAACCAGTATAGCCTATGAAAATCTGAACCGCCGTATTTTCCCCGGCGTTGGTGAATATGGTATACCGCAGATAGAACCTGAGGCATTCGAGGGCAACTGTGAATTTGTCGGTTTTAATTATGCCAGAGGAAAATGCAATAACCCAGAAGAGAAAGCTGTTCATTTCTTCTTAGATGATTACCAATTTGACGCACTATGGAGAAATCCAGACAGATATGTGGATAAGCTGAGCAAATTCCGGTACATTCTAACACCGGATTTCAGCACCTACACTGATTTCCCGAAAGTCATCCAGATATACAACCATTACCGCAAGCACTGGATAGGTGCATATCTGCAAGAATATGGTTGCCGTGTGATTCCGACAATATCATGGAGCACACCAGATAGCTATGGATGGTGCTTTGATGGAGAACCAGAGGGCGGAACAGTGGCAGTATCTTCGGTTGGCTGCATGAACGGAAAGAAAAAGAAAGAGCTGTTTCTTTCTGGTTACAATGCCATGATTGAGAAGTTACGCCCAGAAAGCATTATCTTTTACGGGAAAATGCCGGAAGAGTGCAAAGGCAATATTGTCCGAATAAAATCATTCTCTGATAGATTTTCAAAAGCAATATGTGGAGGATAGGAGGGTATCATGTATTCATCTAAAATTACACTTTTCAACTATTACGAAAGTGCCACGACAAGAGATGCGTACTGGTATCCTCATGTTTTATCCGGCGTTGACCTCATTACGGATAAGGGAGCAATCCTTAAAAAGTACGGACCAGACACAACTGACAACGTACAGTTACACATCCGCTATGCTGTCCAGAACGGAGATATAACCATTACTGATAAGGATGGTAAAATTCTCCCGTATGTGCCGCCTAAAGAGTGGAAAAGGCAGATTAACAACGCTCTGGAAGATACTATTACATTCTCGGACGAATCGTTTTTCTGGGAGGGTGAGTGGACTGGTGGAACGGCAATTGACAGTGATTATCGGAGCGGATTCTACCAGTACATGAACGAGAACAGAGATAACGTGTTTAAGATTACCAGTGTAGGCGGTCCGTATACACTGATTCCGCATTTTGAAATCCTGGGTAAGTAATATGAGCAAAATTCATCATTTTAAAGGATTCTCCGTAGTTGATGGAGATATGAAAATAAAGCTGAATATGGATAGGTTTTCCAGACAGTACCAAGAAGCCCAGTACCTCCTTGATGGAATGGTCATGGACAGTATGGTTCCGTTTATGCCGATGATCTCAGGAGATTTTATTGACCGAACAAGAGCCAAAAGTACATCATTGCAAGGAACTGGATTTGTATGTGCTGCGGCTGCTCCTTATGGACGTTTTTTGTATGAGGGAAAAGGAATGGTTGACGAAGCAACTGGAAGTCCCTACGCAAGACGTGGAGCAAAGAAGATTCTCGTCAGTCAGTTTTCTGGTCAGACGGCCGCAAAGGAAAATCTTGAATATACCAAACAGGCTCACCCACAGGCACAGGCAAAGTGGTTCGATGCCGCTAAACGGCAATATGGCAGCACATGGATTCGCAAAGTAAAAGCACAGGCAGGAGGTGGTAGACATGGCGGATAAGCCTATCGGAAAAGATGCAACCGGATACGAGATTCTGACAGATGCCATGAAAGCACTTCTGAATCAGTATCCGGGGCTATACGAAAATGAAACAATCAAATTTGAGGAACTCGGCAAGGAATCAGGAATTGCATTCTCGGCAGACAACGGGGCGTTGGTCTATTCAGAAAAAGAAGATGTTTGCGGAATAATGCACCAAATTTGTCAGTACCCATTTTATGTAGTGTACCGAACAGCATCCGACAAGGAACGGCAGAAGTTATCTGTTCAGAAGTTCCTGGATAATCTCGGTAAATGGATATGTCGAGAACCAGTTATCATAAATGGCTCTGAGACACGCTTAAATGCTTTTCCAGAGCTTTCTCAAGGAAGAGTGATAAAACGTATAACCCGTGATAATTCCTATGGTTTAGAGCCACAGGAGAACGGCGTACAGGACTGGTTATTGCCATTATCGGTACGCTACGAAAACACTTATGAAGTAATATAACAAGCAACAACCGGCTATCAATTGGAGATAGTCGCTAACCTACACAGCCTTTTAAAAGTTATAGGCAGAAAGGACATTTCTATGGCAGTTACAGGCAAGATTGACCGTAAATATATGGCTCATTACATTGATGCAGGTTCCCTCTGCGGAGGACTGACACCGAAATATGAGCGTCTTGGAAAAGATCTGGAAGAGTATAACGTAGAACTCAATCCAGATACCGAAACATCTAAAAACATTCTCGGAGAATCCACATTCAAGCATAACGGCTATGAAGTTTCTTCTGACGCTGATCCGTTCTATGCAGACACTACTTCTGATCTGTTCACGGCGTTGCAGAAGATCGTAGATGGACGTCTCAAAGACGATAACCTCAAGACAAAAGCAGTTGAGGTCCACCTTTGGACAGAAGCTACAGCAGGCAAATATGAAGCATACCAGCAGGAGTGCTATGTTGTGCCAACCTCCTATGGCGGTGATACATCTGGCTATCAGATTCCATTTACCGTCAACTATACCGGCGAACGTGTAAAGGGAAAATTTGATATCAGTTCCGGTACATTCACAGCTGACAGTGAATAAGCACATATACAAGGAGGACATGCTGAATGGCAAAAGTAATTAATACCAAAATTGATGATGGAATTCTCATTTTTACATTTACCAACAACGAAGACGAAGTTTTTTCTTCTTTCAAATTGAACCCGACGGACATTAATGTAGCAGCACGTGCAGAGGAACTGGCAGAATACTTTGAACAGCTTAAAGATTCTATCCAGAAAGTCACTTCTGGCAAAGAAATGGCAGAACTGAATAAACAGATCGAAGACAAAATCAACTATCTGCTCGGATATGAAGCATCAAAAGAACTGTTCAAAGAACCGATCACAGCAACTACCGTGTTTGGAAATGGTCAGGTGTTTGCTTATATCGTACTTGATAAGATCGCAGAAGCAATCGCGCCGGAAATCGAAAAGAGGAAAAAGAAAATGCAAGCAGCGGTCAATAAGTATACGGAGAAGTATGCAAAATGACCGCCTATGAGCTTCCCACCTCGCTTAACATAAGTGGGGTGGATTTTTCTATCAGAACGGACTTTCGGGCAATCATTGATATTCTCATTGCCATGAACGACCCAGGACTGGATGAACAAGCGAAATCAGTTGTCATGTTACAGATTCTGTTTGAGGACTGGCAGAGCATACCGGTTGAGTGTCTGGATGAGGCCTGTCAAAAGGCTTGTGAATTCATCGACTGTGGCCAAGCTGACAATGATCCAAACAAACCGAAGCCCCGCTTAATGGACTGGGAACAGGATGGAGATATGATCGTACCGGCTGTAAACAAGGTTGCTGGAAAAGAAATCAGAGGAGTGCCTTATATGCACTGGTGGACGTTCTTCGGATACTTTATGGAATCTGGTGAATGCCTGTTCAACACGGTTGTTGGAATCCGGTCAAAAAAGGCAAAAGGTGAACGGTTGGATAAATGGGAAAAGAAATTCTACCACGATAACAAGAACATTATTGACATAAAAACACGTCTCAGCGAAGAAGAGCAAGCGTATAAAGACGCGCTGAATAAGATGTTGAACCTCAAATAGTTAGGAGGTGAATGTATGGCTGCTGATGGCTCAGTCATTATTGATACCAGATTAGACACAACCGGTGTCCAAAAAGGTGTATCAGCGATTAAACAGTCATTCGACGGGCTTGGAAGCACAGTAAAAAAAATAGGACTACTTATCGGCGGAGTATTTGCTGTTGGTAAATTAGTACAGTTTGGAAAAGAATGCGTTGCCCTTGGCTCAGATCTCGCAGAAGTGCAGAACGTGGTTGATGTTACATTTACAACCATGTCAGACAAAGTAAATGAATTTGCAAAGAACGCTATGACCAGCGCTGGACTATCGGAGACTATGGCAAAGCGGTATGTTGGTACATTCGGAGCAATGTCAAAGTCGTTCGGATTCTCAGAAGCACAGGCTTATGACATGTCAACGGCTCTGACACAGCTAACCGGTGATGTGGCATCGTTTTATAACATAAGTCAGGATCTGGCGTATATCAAACTGAAATCAGTGTTTACGGGTGAAACGGAAACGCTCAAAGATCTCGGCGTGGTAATGACCCAGTCGGCACTAGATCAGTACGCACTGGCAAACGGTTATGGTAAAACAACGTCTGCCATGACCGAGCAGGAGAAAGTAGCTCTCCGTCTGGCTTTTGTGCAGAAACAGTTATCGGCTGCATCTGGTGATTTCATTCGAACATCTGACTCATGGGCGAATCAGGTGCGAGTGATGCAACTGCAGTTGCAGTCATTAAAAGCAACAGTCGGCCAGGGATTGATTAATATTTTCACGCCTGTTCTGAAAGTAATCAATATTCTGCTCGGTAAACTGGCAACTCTGGCAAATGCCTTCAAGTCATTTACGGAGCTTATTACTGGCAAGAAATCATCAGGTCAGACAGGTGGAAGCGGCGCAGGGCTTGCCGGAGCGGATGCAATTGCAGATACGGCAGATCAGTATGGACAGGCAGCCGATAATGCAGAGAAACTGGCAGATGCCACGAACGACAATGCGAAAGCTACAAAAAAAGCGAATAAGGAAACAAAAAACTATCTTTCATCGCTTGATGAAGTGCACAAGGTTAGTTCTACAGGGAGTACATCTTCAACGCCATCCGGTTCTGGAACCGGCGGAACTGGTTCTGGGGGCGGCGGATTGCCGGGTTCGGTTGACAGTGTAAATTATGGCAAACTCGCAGAGGGAGAAAATGCGCTGGACAAAATCAGTGATTCTGCCAAGAAACTAGCCGACCTTCTTAAAAAACTCTGGAAGCCATTCCAGGACGCATGGAAAAAAGAGGGCAAGAATACTATTAATGCGGCAAAAACCGCACTTGATGGACTCAAAAAGCTCGTTGTAAGTGTAGGTAAAAGCCTTGTAGAGGTCTGGACAAATGGCACAGGCACAACGATGTTAGAAACCATGCTGAGGATTGCTCAGAATGTGCTTAAAACTATCGGTAATATTGCATCTGGTTTCGCAGATGCATGGAACAAAAACAGTGTTGGAACGCAGATCATCCAGAACATTGCGGATGCCCTTGTGGTAGTTATGCAGTTTGTTGAAAAAATCGCAGAGGATACAGCAACATGGGCGGCGAACCTTAATTTCTATCCTCTACTGGAATCTATCAGTAATCTAACAAGTACGTTTGCGCCAATTCTGGAATCTATCGGAAATGTTCTTGAATGGATTTATAACAATATTGTTCTTCCAATGCTGAAATGGCTGATTGAAACGGGAATTCCAATAGTGATCAACCTAGTGTCTGATTTGGCAAGATTTTTCGCAGACCATCAGTCAATTATTGAGGCATTCGGCGCAGCTCTGATCGGAGCATTTGCGGCAGCGAAGATTGCAGGCTTAGCTTCGAGAATCGCAGGAAGTATAACGACAGTAGCAAGTTTCATTAAGGGTCTTATTGCACTCATGACCGGCTCTGGCGGCATTATTGGTGGAATCAAAGCCATTGCGACAGCTGTCGGACCGGGCGGAATTTTTATAGCAGCAGTAACAGCTTGCATTGCGATTGGTGTATTGCTGTACAAAAACTGGGACAAAATAAAAGAAGTTGCAGGTGCGGTATGGAGTTGGATTAAAGACAAAACCATAGCTTTCGTCGATGGAATAAAATCCAAACTTAGTGATTTGGCAGAAAAGATTGTTTCTATTTGGAATGGTATCAAATCAAGTGCAAAAGAAAAGTGGAGCGCTATATGGTCCACTATAAAAGAAGTTGTAAAGAGGATAGTTGATGGAATCGTTGATAAATTCAAAAGTGCAAGAGACAAGGTTATTGATACGTTCGAGGGTATTAAAAACAAAGTTAAAGAGATATTCAATAAAGTTATCGGTATCGTAAATGGCGCAATCGGTACGGTGAACGGCGCGATCAGTGGAATTGAATCTGCAATGTCATTTGGTCCGTGGGAAGTGCCTACACCATTCGGCTCTAAGACGATCGGATTTAGCGCAAGCTTTCCAAGAGTACCGACTATTCCATATCTGGCAAAAGGTGCAGTTATTCCACCTAGAAGTGAATTTCTGGCTGTCCTGGGCGACCAGAAACAGGGCAATAACATTGAAACACCAGAAGCGCTGCTCAGAAAGATTGTTCGCGAAGAATCCGGAAGCAATTCCGGTGGAGATTATCATTTTACTGCTCAGATTAACCGAAGAACAGTATTTGATGAAATTATCGAAGAAGCAAAGTTAAGACGTGATACAAGCGGCAGAAACCCGTTTGAACTGGCATAGGAGGTGGAAGCGTGGCAACTATTCCAAAAAACATAACGGAACGATACAAAATGAATGGGGCTTCCATCTATCAGCCGGACAAAGATATGGGTTACAACCTTGAAACAACTTATTCAGAAGGTAGTAACCGTACGCAGTTTGGAAAAGCATTACTGACTCCACTATTTACAGTTGAACAATATAGCTATGAAGCATCAAACGTTCCAGTTGTAGAAGCAAACAAAATTCTCAAAATTATCGCAAAAGGAAAAACTTTCAATTTGTATCATTGGTCACTTTATCACATGGCATGGAGAACCGACCCATTTTATGTTGGAAAAGCAAGCCTAACTATTGGAGAAATATCTCCAGACTTAAAATTTGTATCAAAAATATCTTTTAACATGCAGGGGGTGAATCCACTTGATTAATGTATCTGATGCGTTCAAACAAAAACTACAGGACGGAGAAAGAGTCTGGCAGGAAGTGGAAATCACCTTTCCTGACGGAACTGTAAAAACAGTCAAAAATGAAATCATGGGTGAAAACTGCACCTTTTCCGATTGTGCAGAAAGTAGCAGCTTTCCGATTGGCTGCGTTGTTTGTAAATCCATGACATTGGAGTTGGACAACACTTCTGATCAGTGGAAAAACTATAATTTCTACATGGCAAAAGTTCATGCGTATCTTAAAATGCAGACCTCCGTAGCAAGTCCGGATGCAACAGATGAATTGCTGTATGAAAACTATGACCCAATTCTTGACCAGAGTGGCGGTGCGATTCTGGCAACAAAAGCAGCGACAGAAGACAGAGTCGAAACCATTGATAAAGGTATTTATACAATTACGACACCAGAACAATATGGCGAAATCCTTAGTTTTACCGCTTTGGACGATATGTATAAAACGAACGCAACTTATATATCTCATCTGGTTCTGCCACAGTCAATAGAGACTCTTGTTAGAGATGCGTGTGAGACTCTTGGTATTCCGTCAGAAGTCTCCATGGCTCATGGAAATCTGATCGTGTCAGAGATTCCGGAAAACATGACGTTTCGTCAGTTGTTCGGATGGGCAGCAATGCTTGAGACTGCGAACGCTCGCCTGGACAGCAGAGGATACTTGCAGTTCATCAAATGGGATTTTTCCAATGTGCAAGAAGATTATGGTGCAATTGCGGATGCTGATGGAAACATTACGTTTAAAGGCGGTGCAAGTATTGACTCAGAGAGCTTTATCAGTCCGGCAGGAAACTGGTCGATTGACAATGATGGGTTCTTGACGCTGATAGAATCAGCAACTGACACATCCGAAAGGCTTAAGGACTTTTTTGAGAGTCCGACTGTATCTAGCGACGATATTATAATTACTGGAATCAAGCTAAAAAATAGAGAAAATGAAGCCATGTACGGAAGCGCAGGATATGTTCTTGAATTAGAGAACGACCTTGTTGCGGATTCAGACTTGGATACGGTGGCTGCTCAAATCGGTGATTCCATAATTGGAGTTAAGTTCCGCAACATGTCGGGAGAGCTTGCATATAATCCGCTCATTGAGTTTGGAGATATGGCATATACTTACGACCGCAGATGGAACAGATATATAACTCCACTGACAGATGTTTCTTGCTCTGTTAATGGAAAGACCGCTGTAAAAACTCAAGCCGATGATCCGATCAGAGGAATGAGCAAGTTTGTTTCTGATGGAACGAAAGCTATTGTTGAAGCAAGGCGTCTTGTTAAAATTGAAAAGACCGAACGAGAAAAAGCAGTAGAACGTTTGGCTGGAATACTTGCGTCTTCTGGTGGACTGTATATGACAGAAGATGTACAGGAAGACGGTAGCGCAATCTACTACATGCATAACAAACCGACTTTGGAAGAGTCCGATATAATCTGGAAACTGACAGCAGAAGCGTTTGCGGTATCCATTGATGGAGGAAAAACTTATCCTTATGGATTTGCGGTGACTGGTGAATTAATAACCAGACTGCTTTATGCGGAAGGTATAAATGCTACTTATATTGATGCTGGTGTTCTTACTGTCAAGGATAAAAGCGGAAAAGTCATATTTATGGTGGATATGGACAAGAAGTCTGTATATATGGATCCTGATACGCTGACTATTGGAGGAATGCCGCTATCCAAGAAACTGGAAAACATGGATGAGAATATTGCATCTGCCAAGAATATGACATTCCAGTTGTCAAACGATATGCAGACGATCACATCTGACGCAGACGGAAACATTCCGGTATTTCCGACAGTTACAACAACGGCAAAAGTTATGTACGGCTCGTCTGATATCACGAACGATTGTAGCTATACCATTACAAAATCAGACAGTGTAATCGGCTCTTGGGATGTAGATACGCATACTTACACTGTCACAGGCTTGAGTGCAGACAATGGATGGGTGGACATTAAGGCAACGTACCTGATTAATCTTTCTATAACGAAGAGATTTACGATTTCCAAGCAGAAAAAGGGCGAAGATGGAAAAGATGGTGAACCTGGTAGAACATACATGGTTGAGCCATCATGTAACGTCTTGAAACGTGGCTCTGACAAGACAATTAGTCCAAACTTTATAACATTTAAAGCGTATTATCGTGACGGAAAGTCAGCTACTAGAGTGCCTTATAAAGGCAGATTCGTTGTTGAAGAGACTGCTGACGGAAGTGCTTGGAAAACCATTTATATTAGTTCAACCGATGAGGATACAGTAACACACTACCTGTATTCTATTTTAACAAATAGTTCAGGTCAAGCAGTAGCAAGCTCCAATGGCTCAACCATTGGTATTCCTAGAGATGTGACGAATGTTAGATGTAAATTATATGCATCCGGTGGTACTACGACATTGATGGATATGCAGAGCGTGGCGGTCGTTATTGATATAGACAATTTGACGCAGGAGCAAATAGTTAGCATTCTGACTAATGACGGGGCTTGGAAGGGATTATATTATAGCAATGGGCGTCTCTACGTCAGCCTTGATGCTCTTCTTGGTGGAACAGTTACCTTGGGCGGCAAAAAGAATGGGAACGGTTATCTGAAAATTAAAGATGCCAGCAATGCTGTTAAAGGATTAATTGATCGCTCTGGATATACTGTATTTACAAGCTACGAAGAAAATTCAGAGTACATGAAATATACAGGTGTACAGTTTTCAAGCGATGGAATATTCCCTGTTGATATCAAGAAGTTCTTTGGCGATGAAGTAGATATTGAAATCGAAAATAGCGAAAATTGGGGAATCAGTTGGGACGATAACAGTCTAACCGTACATGCCACAGAGGTATCGGCTGACACTGGTACATTTGAAAATTTAACTGTTACTAATCCTGCATCTTTCGCAAAATCGCCAAAGATAGAAGACATGGAGTATACGACATCATCAAATACTGTTTGTTGGGATGGACGTACAGGATACAAACAGCTGATGCTAAAATCTTCATCTTCAAAGCGCTATAAAGATATCGGAAGTGATATTTCGGAGCAAGAAATTGAAGAATGGTACAATATTGAACCACTTTGGGCGAAATATAAAGAGGGATATCTAGTTGAATGGGATGAGAATGAAGGAAGATATATCCCAATGTTCATTGCAGAAGACGTAGAAAAATATTTTCCAGAAGCCACCAGACACGCCAATGGACTTGTTGAAGACTGGAACGAACGTATCATGATACCGGCTATGTTTGCGATGCTTAAAAACCAGAAGTCAGAAATAAATTTACTCAAACAGGAACTTAATGAAATAAAGCAACTCTTAAGAAAGGAGTGACACCATGGCAGAATCATTAAAAACAATATTAATGTCGGCACTGACTTCGAAAGCAACACCGGCAGAAAGTGACACATTGATAGTTGGAGAAGGGAATGCATTAAAGAAAATATCGTTTTCACAGCTGTTCACTTATTTGAAAGATAAATTGGGAATCAATACATTAAACACGAATTTAGGAAAAACTGCTCGTTTTTATGCTGTAAGTAAATTTTATGTACCTGGAAGCTCTGGCGATTATTCCGGGCTTGCAATCGGGGGGAATGCATGGAGTAACATTACTGGAATACAGTATGTGAGTGCAACTGATTACAAACATTACTATACATTCCCAAAAGGCACATATTTAGTAAATATTAACCTTTTTGCAAATCTTGAAGCATCAACTTCGAACGTTCTGGGCGTGGCATTGAATATCGAAGTAGATGGTAAAATAATAGCGAATCCATGGTTTAGAATGATTGATTCATACCAGAGCATTTCTTATCCTGTTATCATCAGTGGAAGTAAGCTAAAAGTCACCATGTACTCAGGAAAGGCAATTGAAATTGTAAATAATGTCAATCTTTCATATATTGATTTTATGAGATTGAATTAATCAACATACAATACAATACTCCAATAGT